AACGATTCGGATGTGGGATCGAAGCTGGTCGACGCGAAAGGCACGCCCGTAGAAAAACCCGAAGCCCCGGCGCAAGATCAGCCCAAGCTTGCGGAGGGGCCCAAGGTCCAGTGCCGCATCACCATCGACCTGATGGATAGTGGCCAACTGCTGGTCAACAGCAACCACCTCGTAAACACGATGCTCATGTACGGGATGATGGAGTCCGCAAAGGACGCGGTAAGGGGATTTGCTGCACAGCAAAGCGCCGGGCGCATCCAAAAACCGAACGCGCCCTGGTGGAAAATGTTTGGGCGAAACGGGCAGATGCTGCGCCCGCGCGGATAAGGGAGATAGCGTGGCCGTCGAAAAACCATCCGCTGAATATCTGAAGTTCTCCGACAAGTGGCAGCGTTGCCGCGACGTTGACTGCGGCCAGGATGCAATGCACGCGGCGGGAGTTCGCTACGTTCCCATGCTCAAAGAGCAGTACCAAGCGGACTATGCCGCTTATGTCCTGCGCGGTACGTTTTTCAACGCCACCGCCCGCACCGTTTCTGGCCTGGTTGGGATGCTCTTTCGCCAGCCGCCAAAAGTAGATGTGCCCGCCGGCATCAATGACTACCTCAACGACGTGACGATGAGCGGGAAGTCCATGGATAAGCTCGCCGAGGAAATGGCGAAAGAGGAAATCTTGATTGGGCGCTCCGGGTTGCTGGTGGACTACCCGATCGTCGATGTTGCGACGATGACGCAGGCCGACGCGGAAGCATTGAACCTTCGCCCGACGATGCAGTTGTACAAAGCAGAGAGCATCCTCGATGCTCGATGGGGCCGAGTGAACAACGCGACGGTGCTGACAATGGCGCGCCTGAAGGAATTAGCGAGCGTGCCCGGAAATAATGAGTTCGAAGAAAAGATGGAGGATCGATTCCGCGTCCTTGATCTTGCCGAAGGCAAGTACCGCGTTCGAATTTTCAAGGTGGACAGCGCGACCGGGCAGGATGTGCTTCTGGAAGAGTTCACGCCACTCATGAACGGCGAGCCCATGGACTATATCCCGTTCGATGTCGAGCCGGACATTGAGGAACCGCCGCTCCTGGATCTAGTGAACACGAACGTCAGCCACTACCGCACCACGGTTGACTATGAGCACGGATGCCACTGGACCGGGTTATCGCAACCTTGGGTTGCCGGGTGGACTCCGGATAACCCAGGCGATAAGCTCTACTTCGGTGGCGGCAACGTTTGGTCTTTCAGAGATCCGGGTTCGGTGCCAGGCATTCTATCGCTAGACCATGATTTCGTTGCGCTCGCTGCGAACCTGACGCGCAAGGAACAGCAGATGGCCGTTCTCGGCGCGCGCATGCTCGAGGCTCAGAAGAAAGCGGTCGAGACTGCGGAGACCACGAGCATTCATCGCAAGGGAGAGGAATCGCTGCTCTCTGCAACTGCGCTGGAAATATCGACTCGTATAGAGCGTGCGCTTGGATGGTTTGCAGATTGGGCCGGGGCGAGCGGCAAAGTGACCTACCAGATCAATCGCGACTTCTACCCGCGTGGAATGACCGCACCCGAGATTCTGGCGCGCGTGCAATCCTGGCAGCAGGGTGCCCCTGGCTTCAGCGATCAATCTCTCCTGGAACAATTGCAACGCGGCGATGTGGTTTCAGCAGATCTCACGCTCGAAGAGGAACAGGCACGCATAGCAACCCAGGCGCCGCGCCTCCAGGGGCAGCCGGTTGGACCGGATGGCAAGCCTATTACCCCCGCACCGCTCAATGCGCCAACCAAACAGCCGGCATAGATGGGTGCTGTTGACCAGGTAATTGCCTCACATCCTAATGCGATGGGTGTCTACGCGATCCGCAATCTCGTCACCGGAAAAATATACATAGGTTCTGCTGTGAATTTTCGCCGCAGGTTCAACGCGCACCGTCTGCGTCTGCGCAATGGCGACCACCATTCAATACGGCTGCAAAGCTCATGGAACAAGCACGGGGAGAGCGCGTTCGCGTTCGAGGTGCTCGAGATAGTAGAGGATCGCGGCTTGCTATTGGAGTCCGAGCAGCGATGGCTTGACGCGCACGTACCGCACGGGGCGAACGGATACAACGTGCTGCCGCGTGCTGGATCACGGCTAGGGGTCAGGAATACCCCGGAGGCAATCGAAAAGACCGCATCGGCATTGCGCGGCAGGAAACGCCCGAGAGAACTTGTCGAACGACTTGCCGCAATGAAGCGTGGGACTAAACATTCAGAGGAGACGAAAGAGAAATGTCGTGCGGCGCATGCTGGCGTTCCGCTCAGCGAGAGCCACGCTGCAAGCATAAGCGCAGCATTGAAAGGCAGGATATTTTCCGATAAGCATAGGGCAAAAATATCTGCGGCGAATAAGGGAAACACCTACGGGCTTGGCAACCGTAGCAGCCTTGGCCGGAAACAATCTCCCGAGGAAATCGCAAAGCGAGCGGCATCGAATCGAGGACAAAAGAGGACGCAGGAGCAAATAGAAAGAATGGCGGCGCCGAACAGGGGACGGAAACACACCGCAGAGGCGCGTGCCAATATGTCCGTTGCGCATATTGGGCAAAAGCCCTGGAACAAGGGAATCCGGTCGGCTATTTAATCATGGGCGCGATCGACACGGTCATCAGTGATGCACTACTAGCGCACCATCTGGATATTTTAAGATTGGAAGCCGGCGTGCGAGCGCGCGTGCTGTCGCTGCTCAACCAACTCCAGCACGAACTGATAGCGAGAATCGCCACAGAAGACCTAACCGCGTTCGGGAAAGCGCGCACGGCATCGCTACTGAAGCAGGCGACCGAAGTTATCGACTCGTACTTCGCGCGTATGCAGGGCGAGCTCGATCTGGACATGACCAGGGTTGCAGAATTGACGGCATCACATACCGCCGGAACCATCACTGACGTATTCGCCGCGGATCTGAGTGCGTCCCTACCCACGGCAACCTACCTGGAGCGGTTGGCATCAAACCTATTGATCCAGGGCGCGCCGTCCGCAGAGTGGTGGTCGCGGCAATCGCTGGATACCGCTTTTCGTTTTGCCAACGCTGTGCGTCAAGGAATCCTCGCCGGAGACACAAACGAAACGATTGTCGCGCGCGTGGCCGGCAGCAGGGGCTTCCCCGGCGTAATGGACGTGAGCCGAACGAACGCTCGATCTCTGGTGCACACGAGCATTCAGGCGGTCGCCAACGAAGCACGGCTAGAGACCTTCCGAAAAAACGATGACGTGATAGAGAGTCTAGTTTGGCTCGCAACCCTAGATTCGCTTACCTGCGAGCTATGCGGAGCGCGTGATCAGTTGGCCTACACGCTGGATGATCAAGAGCCGATTGATCACGATCTGTCGTGGGACGGCGGGCCGGGCTCTATACATTGGGGTTGCCGGTGCGTGATCTCGGTACAGACGAAGACTTTCAAGGAATTGGGAATAGACATCCCCGAGCCCGACGCGGGAACGCGCGCGAGTTCTGATGGCCCCGTTTCCAGCGATACCACATTCCAGGACTTTCTCGACCGGCAGGGCGCGGCATTCCAGGACGAGTATTTCGGGGAGGGGCGCGCCGAACTTTACCGAGAGAACAAACTTACCCTGGAGCAGATGATGGAGTTTGGTCGAAACCCGCTTACCTTGGGAGAACTGGAGGAGAAATATGCCTAAGAGAAAAGCGAAGCCGCCGAAGAGGTGGCCGTACCGAGGTTTTTGACACCCGCCCGTTTAATGGCGTAAAAGCCTTGCCCATGGTGCCGGGACGGCGCTGGAAGGTTCATCCGAGAGGGATGTAATGCTACCGCTCATTATCGACAAGGCCGCATTCGACAAACTGCCTAAAGACGTTCAGGCGCTGTACATCGAAAAGGACGGCAAGTACGCGCTCGAGGTCGAGGGGCTGGAAGATACCAGTGGGCTAAAGTCGGCGCTGGAAAAGGAGCGCACTGCCGCCAAGCTCGCGAACAAGCTCCTGAAGGAATTGCGCGAGGAGTTCGATGGGATCGATCCCGCGCAGGTGCGTGAGCTGCTATCCAAGTTCGAAAACGACGACGAGGCGAAGCTCATCAAGGCCGGGAAGATCGACGAGGTGGTGACGAAGCGCACCGAAAAATTGCGCGCCGATCTCCAGAAGCAGATCGTTGCTGCCGAGTCCAAGGTGAAAGCTGCCGAGGAGCGCGGCAAGAAATGGAGCACGCGCGTACTGGACAACGAGATCCGGGCGGCGGCGGCGAAGCACGGAATTCACGCGCAGGCGATCGACGACGCGCTATTTCGCGGGCGCACGATGTTCACGTTGAGCGACGAGGGCGAGGCAGTACAACTGGACGCAAACGGCAGCATGGTCATGGGCAAGGACGGCAAGAAGCCGTTCAGTCCTGCAGAATGGATCGAGGGAATGCGCGAGAGCGCGCCGCATTGGTTCCCGGCGAATGGTTCGGGCGGCGGCGCTCACGGCTCCGGCAAGGACACGCAGGGTAAGCGCACGGTCAAGCGCTCAGAATTCGAGGCGATGGACCCGCTGGCGAAGGCGAGCACAGCAAGGGACAAGAACGTAGTTCTGGTGGACTGAGCGGGACGCTCAGTAAAATGAAAACCGCAGGGCGCGCGGGGATCGCGCGGTAAGGCTCGACCGGGATGGTCGGCATGGACTTTCCCGATCAACTTGTAAGAAGGAGCCATACCGTGAGAACGAACTACCGATTGGCCGGTGCCCGGCTGCTGCGGATCGCACTACTTCTGCTCGCGATTCCGGCGTTTTACGCAGGCCCTTGGGGCGTCGCTGCTTACGCGGCGGGCGCGGTGGCAGTGGTGCTGCGCGCCGATGTGCCGCTCAGCTACGGGCTGCACGCCAACACATTCACCAACCTGATCCCGATCTTCTACGAAGCGCTCGACATCGTCTGCCGCGAGCTCGTGGGGATGATCCCCGCCGTCTCGCGCGACATCAAGGCGGATCGCATCGGGATCAACCAAGTCGTCAATAGCCCCGTCGCTCCTGCCGTTACCACGAGCAACATCACGCCGGGACAGACGCCGGCCGATGACGGCGACCAGACGATCGGCAACGTGCAGGTCACCATCACGAAGGCAAAGATGGCGCCGGTGCGCTGGACCGGAGAGGAAGAGTTGATCGTCTCTGGAACCGGTCAATACGCGACTGTCGTGCGCGATCAGTTCACGCAAGCCATGCGCGCTCTCGCAAACGAGGTGGAGTCGGACTTGGCGCTGGAGGGCTACAAAAACGCCTCGCGCTCTTTTGGATTGGCGGGGACCGCGCCCTTCGGGACGGCCAATGAGCTGACCGATTCGGCGGGCGTGATGAAGATCCTCGACGACAACGGCGCGCCGCAGACCACACGGCAGCTCGTGCTCGGCACCTCGGCGATGGCCAACATCCGCGGTAAGCAGAGCGTGCTGTTCAAGGTGAACGAGTCAGGCACCGAGGAATTGCTGCGCCAAGGCATCCTCGGCCGCTTGCAGGGCATGGACGTGCGCACCTCCGCGGCCATCCCGACGCCCACCAAGGGCACGGGCGCGGCATACACCAGCACGGCCGCGGGTTTTGCGATCGGCACGACCAGCATTCCGCTGATCACCGGCACCGGCACGATCCTCGCGGGCGACACCGTCACGTTCGCGGGCGATACGAACAAATACGTGGTCATCACGGGCATCGCGGCGCCGGGTACCATCGTCATCGGCGCACCGGGGTTGCGGATCGCAATCCCGACCGCGGCGACGGCGCTCACCGTCGGCAATACCGCGACGCAGAATCTCATGTTCACGCGTAACGCCATTGTGTTGGCGACGCGCATGCCGGCGATGCCGACCGGCGGGGACATGGCAAGCGATGTGACCACCATCCAAGACCCGATCAGCGGGGTCATGTTCCAGGTGGCGATGTATCGCCTCTACCGTCGGGTGCGGTTCGAAATCGGCCTCGCCTGGGGCGTCAAGGCGACCAAGCAGGAGGACATCAGCGTCCTGCTGGGATAAAAGTTTCTTCGCTGGCTATTCCCCGGCCCTTCGGGTCGGGGGTTTTTCTCTGGAGGAAATGTGATGACACCGGACCAGTTGAAAGGTCAAGCAGGGGTTTGCGAGACCGTGAAGATCGTCACGGATGACGGCTACGTGTTGATCAACAAGGCAGACTTCGACGACAAACTGCACACGTTGTATGAGGCTTCCGAAGACCCGGCGGCCGACGAGGCGGTGAGGCAGGCCGCGAAAGACGCGCTGTCGCCCGGACAGAAGGTTGGCAGGAAGAA